GTTGGCTTTATGATCCAATCGAAAAATACAAAAAATGGATTCTTGGTTTTTCCCAAAAGGAAAGGTGAGTTGTCGATCATGTCGATCAAAAGATCAAAGTCGAATTCTCTTTCAGCGCTTCTGGCTCTCAGGTTTTTTTCTCTTAATGAACCTGATTTTATATCGGTTATTGCCGGTAGGTTATGCTTCTGAGCAAGCTTATTCCATTTGGAAATGATATTATTTTTGTAGCTTGCTGTCATAACTTTTCTCTTCTCTCCTCTCTCTTTATCTTTATCTCTCTCTTTATCTTTATCTCTTTCTCTTTCTTTAAGCCCATTTTTGCGGCCACCATGTCCGCTTTCGCGGCCACTATGACCGTTTTCACGGTCATCGGGTGCTTTAAATCGCCGCGCATGCCTGGGCGATAATTTATATTCTACCCAGCTTGGAAGATACATAGTGCCGTCTTTTAAGATTTTTATTTTTTTTATTTTTTCCGATGTGCATTTCTTTATTGTTCGGGAAAGCAGTTCTTCAGGCACAACCAAAAGGCCCGAAAGCTGTTCCAGTGGATATGGCACGCCCTCATTTGCCCGGACATAACCATTATCTTTGCCAGCTAAAACTAAGAGGTCCATCCATACGCTTCGCTCATCTGGCTTCAATTCGAGCCGCGTCGACCCAAATAAATGTTTGTCTATATAAACCGGAATCCAATCCAAAGGTTTTTTGTCTTTCACCTATCATGCTCCTTTTTTAAGCGGCGCCCCAGCGGGTGAAGTGGAAACCAAATTCGGGGGTTCTTTGTGGGCCTCACCAAGGCGCCGCGAATTATTTAATGTGGCTGAGAACAACCTCCTCTTTTTTTCTCTTTGGGAACAAACTCTTTCCATTCGAACAGGTCAACGCCCAGGGTTCTTGTTTCGCACTGCAGGAGTATATCAGCCATCTTCTCTTTGTCGAAATGCTCCGCTATAGGCTTGTCAGCAAACCGGCTTATAACTTCTTTGCCGCATTCAGGGCAGCCTAAATAATCAGCCGCCCACACGCGATAGACCTCTTTGTTCTTTTGGAAAAGCTCTTTGATTAAAATTCCAGCCGTTATAACTTGCATATCCCGGCCACATTCCGTACAGATTATTCTTAGCATATTCATTGATTACCTCCTTATTTCTTCGAGGACTTGGTTCCAGCTTTCGAAGCGAAGCGCCCGATCGTCGATGTAAAGATGGGCATAGGGTTTGCCTTCGGTTTCGATGCTATCATAAGGAATCGCCTGGCGTATCAATTCCTTTTCCACAAGATTCAATAGTTGCTCTTTTGTATATTTGGAATTCACTGCTGGATTCAAGCGCGTGGTATAAATTATGATCGTGTGGCCCATCTTCTTCAGCATCATCAGTGCGGATAAAGCGCCTTCGATCAGCTTGCCAAAATGTTCAATGCCCTTCCATTCGGTGGGATCATATTCGAAAACTACGCCGTCCAAATCGACTGCTATGTTCATTTCTTTATCCTTTCGATAGTGGTTTTCACGACCTCTTCATCTTTAACCTGGTATTTCTGTTTGATTGGAGCCATGATTTTGTCGGGGATTTCGAACTTCTTTTTGGGATAACGGAGGGTCTTGATCTCGATGTTGCCGGCCATCGCTTCTTTGCCATGGTACTTCCCGGGCTTGTCTTTTTTGCCTATGAGCCGGGCGTGCATATCGTCAAATTTCTTTTTCTCTTCCTTTAATTCCAGATACAATTCGAGCTCCATTTCGTCAACGGCGTCAATCTCGATAAGACCGGTCGTTCGTAACGGACTACAGATGTGGTCGAAATCGCACATGCCGCAGATCGTGGGATCAAAGGGCATGGGTTCCGGATACTTTTTCATGCGCACGTAATAATTGACGCTCTTCACGAAAGTACAATCCGCGTCCCATAGCTCTTGATCGAACAGCATCGGCAGGATCCGAGGTTTCTTTCCGAACGTGCAGATGATGAGTAGCCCGCCGGGGCTGTGAGTAAAGACAAGATAGGTGTTTAATTGGCTTGGAATCTTGGATATCCAGAATTTGGAATGCCGCTTTATCTCCTCAATCGTTTTTGTGGAGTCCCAGAAATGGGGCGAAGTGGATTTGACTTCTACAGGGACCTCCCGCACATTCTGGAAGGCATCAGGCAGCTTGCCGTTCGTGGCCACCATGCCGTCTATTTTACCGCTGATTTTCAGGGCTTTGAATTCCTGCAGAGCTGGATCATCGGTGTTCCAGTATGCCTGCGATTGCGTGATCTCATAGCCGATATTTCCCAGCCATTTCTTCACCGCCCATTCTTTGTCTATCCCTTCTTCAACGCGCCACATCCCATCCAGGTCTATTCCTTGCCGCTGCTTCCAATCCAAGCGACAGTGTACCAGGAACTTCTTGCATGGGTGATGGTATTCGCTCGCCCAGTTATAAGATAGGTGGTTCCTGGGCTTCCACGGTTCCTTATCAGCATCGAGCTTGGATGAGATCTCAAGTGCCAGGTTATTGAGCCCCAGATACAGCGGGCTCTCAGTGATCTCAGTTTCGTTTTTCATTTCTTGGCCTCCTTTATGATTTTGTCAAGCTTTTCGAATGCAGCGTTATAGGCTTTTTTCTCTCCTTTGTGAAAATCAGCATAGAGATTGGAGTCTTTAGGTTGTTCATGGTTTGCCTCGGCAGCAGCCAGGGTCAGAAACGTCGCCAGATCCTCGAGCTTCTCAATCAATTTTTTCTTTTCCATCTTAGTGCCTATAAGGTGTGCCTTTTAATTCAGGGAAAAAATAACGAGCATCCTCTTCCCGCATTTTGCAACCATGCTTTGCCACATAGTCTATGGTTTCCCGTTCGGTTACAGGCCCCCAAGTGGCACCGATATAAGCTGCCCATTCAAGCCCATGAACAACCGAGGCTACGATGGCCACGCCCCATCCTTGTGCGTTGAAATAGCGCCCTTCGACGTTGTATTTGGTTCCTCGCTCCTGGCTCATTTTTTAGCCTCTTCTTTTTCCTTTTCTTTTTCCTTCTCCTGTTTCAGATAGAATTCTTCTGGAGGCTCCTCCATTTCACCCGGGGTCTTCTTGCCTTTGGATCCGGCTGCCTTTTCGTCCTTGTCAACCTCTTCAATGGCCTGCGCTTCTTCCTCTTTTTCAACCTGTATCACTTCGGCTTTTATATCCAGGGTCTTGCTCCCGGCTTCGGCCTGGGCCAGGACCTCATCAATCTGAACGGGGCCGAATTCGTGCCGGTAGCCATAGACCGTGACGAAGGCTTTTTTCTTGCCGGCTACTCCACCTTCCTGCGGCTGGACCTTGCTGATTCCGATTGCCGGATGCGTCTTTAAAATGTTCCGCTCCACGATCGTCTGCGCGATGCGATCGCCGAATCGCTGGCGCTGGGTGTGCTCATTCAGGCAGTCGATTATCGCCGGATCTTCGTAGTTCATCCAAAGCCCGAGCGGGGATACGGTTTCGAAAAATGCCCAGCGACCTTCCTTTTTAGGCCGTTCATCCGCAGTACCAATTATTGCAGCGTTCGGATGTATCTTTTCCTTCGTTGGTTTGTTATTATCCCATACAACTTTTTTCATTTTGGCCTGCACCGATTCGATGAAATAGGCGTAGATGTTATAGAGCAGGGTCTTGTCTACGACCGTCACGTTGCCGACCGTGCTGAATCCCACGCCGATCTTCCGGATATTCACGGTTTCGATCAGTTTTGTTTTTGGGTTCCTTTCAATGAAAGGATTCGGCCGTTCCCGTTCGTCGACCATAACCTTCTGCGGGGTCACAAGGTTTATTGAAGCCACCTTATTCAGCAGCAGATAGCCGGAATGCGTGATCGCATAATCCTTTTTGACCGCGTAGATCTGGCCCATTTCTTCGTAGAGGCCGAGCTGCGCTTTGATTGGCTTCATAATCTGGTTGCCCTTGACTCTGCAATAGAGTTTGCCGAATTCCAATTCAAGGGCGACCTCCTTCGGCTTTGTTTCAGTCAAAGATACTTCTTTTTTTAAAAGTTTATTGTTCATGTTCACTCCTTAATTTGAGATTTTTTCCACTTGACATTGCGGGTTCCTTTGCTGTACGTTCTGAATAATCCTTTCTTTCAGGAAGGGCCCGCCCGGCTCCAAACCTTCTCTTATCTACAAACTGGACGGGCCCTATTCAGTAAAAGACAGTTTCCGCTCTATCTCTTCATTCAGCCTCCGTCAAGCAGAATAGGCGAACTCCTTCGGAAGTTTCGATCGCCATAAAAAAGACGAGGCGGTGCTCAGGAAAAGAAGCCAAAAAAAACCTGCGGCAATTTGTCAACTTAGGAGGAGCATCGGTATGATGCGAGATAGGAGCTTCCTTTTTTTTCACCGCCATCGCCTTTGTAAAGCCCGTCGCAGGTCGCATATTGACCACGGAATCAAGATGAGCAATCAAGATCGTGATCTCAGGTCGCATATTGACGGGCTTTTTATTTTTGTTGGAAGCGGCGGCGCCGGGAAAAGAGACAAAACCCGGGCGCAATGTCAAACGTCTTTTAAGGGGAAAATTTGGGAACGCCATGATCAAACTAAGGAAGGGATCTCTTTTTATATCGCCGCCACTCATTTTATACCTAATGTTTTTATGATTTTTTTTACATTTTCTTCAAGGTCTTTTATAGATATCGTTGATAATTCTATTGCCTTGATAATTCTTTTTGTTTTTTCTTTAAGCAACTC